GGAGACTGATATAGGTACTCAATTTTATAATATAGAAGTACCTTCTAAAGAAGAACAAGCAGCAGCTCAAGAAGCTAAAAATGAACAGAATAAGAAAAGACAGATTGCTGATGATACAACTGCTTCATTTGAAACTGCTAACTTCGATCCTAAGCAAGCTTTAGATGGGACTAATGTAGATTATGATCTTTTACAAAGAGCAATAGAAGAAGAAGGTCATCCTTGGAGTACTGAAAAGCATGTATTGAATATGGTAGGTATAAGAAATATGAGAGGTGCTAAAAGTACTTCTTACGGTGTTACGTTACCTGGTACTAACCATTTTGATGACTTAATTTGCGTGGCGTATATAGATGAGAATGGAAAGAAACAAGCTCAATCATTTGCTGCTTCAACCGATCCAGGATTCTCAATGCTCGTAAAACCTATAAATAAAAATGGATGTGCTGTAATGGTAGAAGGTCATTATAAAGATTGCTGGTCTGTAGGTACTCATGGAAGAGGAGGGTCAAATCCACATACTGCATTTAAACAAAGTAAAGGAAAAGTAAAAGTTTATAGAGATAAAACAACTGATACTATTTATGATTTAGATAGACGTACTATTCAAGAAGGGTATTTTGGTATAAACATCCATAAAGGTTCAAGAGGAACATCTACTGGTAGTAGCGTAAACGGATGGTCAGCAGGCTGTCAAGTATTTAAGAATGGAGCACAGCAGATTAAAGTAATGACTTTAGCTAAAAAACAAAAAGACTTGGCTGGTAAAAGTACGTACTCTTATTCATTAATTAGAAGTACCAATAAGGTAATTAAAGAAGCAAACTTAATATAAAATGTATTTACCTAAATCACAACAAAAGCAAGAAGACGCAAAAGAAGCACCAGTAACTGACCAAAATGGTAATGAGGTAGAAGCAACTGATGTTATTGCTACTTCTTTTGGTACTTTCTTTCCTAAACCTTCTAAAGAAGATTTACTTAAAGGTAATTTTGGTAACGTACAGCCTTTAAAGATAATGTCTCCACGTCTTGAAGACTTAATGGAACCTATAGGATTAGCTAGTAAAGATAAAAATGTATTCTATCCTACTCCAAGCCCAGAAGATTATAACGAAGGAGAATTAGAAAGATACTATGTACAAGATAAACGTACAAATAAAATTATTGAAGTAAATAAACAAGGATATTCAAAAGCAAAAACTCAAAACGTATATAGAAGATTAATTTTAAACTGGGTAATTAAAGGTCCTAAAGAAGATTATAAGTTTGGAGATTATCTTTATCCTGGAGTAAAGAGTCAAAATAAAAATATAGTAGAACAAGCAGAAGCAATAATGCCTGGTATTTCAAAACACTTTGATGATTTCGGACAATTTTGTGATGATTATATAGAAGGTGAGGAAAAACCTAAGACTACAACAGTAAATATAGAGAAAAAACCTGAAATTAGAAGAAAACCAAGCTACTAGTTGCATATTGCAATTATTTTTACTATATTAGAATAAAGGTTATTATAAATGTTTTATATATCAGAGACTGATAGTCAATTACAATTCTTAGAAAATGCAGGTAAGGAAGGTATATTTGTTATTCCTATACCTGATAGCTTTCAGCTTCATCCTAAGCTTGCCAAGACTATAGCTGTATACATAAGACCTCTATCTCAATCTAAAGGATTTATTATTCCTATAGCGCATGATGATGGAATGAATGTTGATAAACTTCGTGTCTCTGAACTACTTTCTAAATATGATAAAGTATATACATTAGATAAAAAGAACCTCTTATACCATTTCAATTTACAGAGAGCAATAGATATTAGCTTACTATACTCTATGACTTACTTTCAACGATTAGATTTATCGTACGATACGTTACTGTCTAACTGGTATTCAAGACGTTTTGATAATTTCTTACAAGTAAATAAGTTAGTACCTTTATCTAAATTACATGAACAGGGTGAGTTGTTATTTTCTAAAATAGAAAAGTATATAGAATTAGAAATACCTTCAGGTTTTGATTTTTATAATAAGTTAGCTACTAATGTTTTCTTTTTATTAGAACAGAAAGGTTTAGGAATAGTATATAATTCCTTTGTAGAATTATTTAAACCTAAAAATATTAATTTAAATACTAAAGATAATGTTACATATACCTCATATAACCTCTACAACGCTACATCTAGACCCACTAATTCTTATAATAGTGTTAATTACGCTGCTATTCCTAAGTCGGAAAGCCATAGAGGATCATTCAAACCGCAGAACGATTATTTTGTGGAGTTTGACTTTGACGGTTATCACTTGCGGTTACTTTGTGACCAGATTGGTTATTCACTTAGTTCAGAATCCGCTCATAAGCAATTAGCAAAACATTATTTTGGTACAGAAGATATTAATGAAGAGCAATATGATGAAGCAAAACAAATAAATTTTCAAGCTTTGTATGGAAAAATACCTCGTAAGCATAAAAACTTAGAGATATTTAAACTAATTCAAGAGTTTATTGATAATATATACGATGTATGGACTCAAACTGATATTGTTTGTAATCCTGAGTCAGGAAAACCGTTTACGAAAGAATTAGGACGTATGAATCCAGCAAAGCTTATGAATTATATGATGCAATCGTTGGAAACTTCCAGAAATGTTCTTATATTAAAAGAAGTACTTAGGTATTTGAAAGATAAAAAGACTGCTCCAGTCCTTTATACTTACGATGCTATACTTTTTGATTATAGTAAGGAGGATGGTAAAGAAGTCTTGGAGAATTTAGAAAAAATATTAAGTGAAGAAGGGAAATACCCGGTCAAATTTAAATCTAGTAAAAATTTGGTTTTGTAAAATAAGTTTATATTTATATTATGACAGACTATGCTGTAAAAGAGTCGCAATTTGATTACGACTTTGATCAATTACAATTATACGAGGATATGAGTAACAAATTATTCTGTACGTTTTCTACTGAAGAGAATCTCGAAAGCGTTCTAGAAAACATACAGGAGAAATACAATATTATTTACAATAAAATATTTGTATTATATTCAAAGAGTCAAAATGAGTACATCTGTACTTATAATGTTGACTTTGGTAACGTTTCTAACTTTTTAGAGAACACTATCCTTGTTCATAGAAAAAAAGAATCCAATACACTCTACACAATAAACGCTCTTAATAAACTAATCCAAGAGCTAAACGGTGGTAAGTTAGATACTTCATATAAAGTAAACTGGCTAGATTATCGAAACTGTATCTTATTAACCAGAGGACCTGAGTTAAAAAGAATCAATACAAAACTTTTCAAAATAATTGAAATATAAGTTGCCTCTTAAATAAGAAGTTCTTATATTAGTTATATATTAAATACTTTTAAAATTAGTTATAATTATGGGAATGGATTTATCCGCTATTAAAGCAAAGCTTGAGTCGATGAACAATACCGGCTCAAACAACGATCGAGAAAAGATCGATTACGAAAAAATCTTTTGGAAACCTACAATTGGTAAGCATCAATTAAGAATTGTTCCATCATCTTATGATCCTACTTTTCCTTTTAAGGAATTAAAATTCCATTATGGAGTTGGTAAGTATCCGATGATTGCACTTTCTAACTTTGGTAAGCAAGACCCAGTTGAAGAGTTTGTAAAAGAACTGAGAAAGACTAACGATAAAGATAATTGGTCTCTATCAGGAAAGTTAAACCCTAAGACTAGAATCTTTGCTCCTGTTGTAGTAAGAGGAGAAGAAGATAAAGGAGTTAGACTTTGGGGATTTGGTATAACAATCTATAAAGCTCTTCTAGCATTAGCAGAAGATGAAGATGTAGGTGATTATACTGATACTACAAATGGTTACGATATGATTGTTGAGCAACAGCAAGGCAATCCTTATCCAACTACAACAGTTAGAATTAAGCCTAAACAAACTCCGCTTTCTACTAACGTTGATCAAGCAGAAAACTGGCTTAAAGAACAGCCTAATCCTACTGAAGTATTTACTCAGTACGATTACGACTTCATTAAAAAACAACTTCAAAATTACTTGAACCCTAATTCTGATGAGACTGAGACTACAACTCCAGCTACTCCTACAGAACCGGCTAAAGCATCTTCTGATTTTACTTTACAGAATGCAGCAGAAGGTAAGGATACAGTAAGTAAATTTGATGATCTTTTTAATGAATAAGAATGGCAGTAAAGAAAGCGACAAAAGAAGCAGCTGCTAAAGCAGTAAAGAAGAACTTTAATTTATCAAAGTTTAAATCTAAAAAAGGTTTTTCTAACGCTTCTGTTAAATTTAAACCTCAAAAATGGATACCTTTATCTAAGGCATTCCAAGAAATAACGAATGTACCTGGAATTCCTCAAGGACATATTACGTTATTAAGAGGTCATAGTGATACCGGAAAAACTACAGCCCTTATAGAAGCAGCAGTAAGTGCCCAGAAGATGGGTATCTTACCTGTTTTTATAATTACTGAGATGAAATGGTCTTGGGAACATGCTGAAGAAATGGGATTACAATTTGAGGAAATCAAAGATGAGAATGGAGTAACACAGGACTACGATGGATTCTTTTTATATGCAGATAGAGGTACTTTAAATACTATCGAAGATGTAGCAGCTTATATGTTAGATCTTATGGATGAGCAATCTAAAGGTAATTTACCTCACGATATGGTATTCTTCTGGGATAGTATTGGTTCTGTACCTTGTGACTTATCAGTACGTTCTAATAAGAATAATAATGAATGGAATGCAGGTGCTATGTCTACTCAATTTGGTAATAATCTAAATCAGAAGATTTTATTATCTAGAAAAGAAGGTTCTCCTTATACTAATACGTTAGTAGCTATCAATAAAGTTTGGACTATGAAACCTGAATCTCCGATG